GAATAGATTGGCATTCCGCAATGATTCTTCTGCCTTCGTCAGCTGTTCCCTTGACATACTCAGCTCGTTCCTGAGCATCGCTAATTCTTTCTTCGATTCGGCCAGCTGTAGCTGTAGCGTTGTCAATTCCGGATTTTGCTGCGTCAATATCTGATCGAGCAGAGTCAATCTCGTCTCTAACCCTTTGAGTTGCGTTTCCGTTATTGTGTAAGTCTGTTCCTGTTGTGGTTCCGGTGTTCCGGAGGCCGAGCACGTAGGCAAACCACACCACAGCCACCAACAGAAAAGCAACGATAAGGCCAACAGTAACAGCTTTTTCTCTGCTCTTCCAAAATCCTGAAAAATCATCATACATCAATAGCCCTCCACAACAGTAAGCTCAACATCGTTGCCGCTGTCAATAATCATCTTGGACAGCTCCACACCGTCCGCATTTTGCATTCTCAAGCACCCGAAGGTTGGCACCCAACCCTGATAATCAGCATACGGGTCCGGCAGGCCCGAACCGCCGCCGTGGATATCCCTGCCACGGGGGTCGCCAGACGTGATATAAAAATTGCCGTAGGCTGGCCCGTAAGCTCCGTTCGTGACTTCCGCATGGACGTGCGTGTAAAGTCCGTTCGGGAGACTTCCTCTCGGGTCGCCCGACGCATTGTAACCGGGTACGAATTCGTCCCGACATTCCCACTGGCCAACGACTTTGTAGTTTTCATCCATGGCGTAGATGGTTTTCTTTCGCCGTTGGAATTGGATTTCCTTAATCACTTTATCCCTTCTTTCTTTTTCTTCAGTAATTCTCCCAGCTCTCCGGCTATCTTTATGCCGGCGCTGTCAAGATTTTCACAAATCGAAATGCCTTCAGTACACGCTAACACACCGCATACAATAGTCAGCGCAAGCTGGGGAGCATGGCCGATTCTCATGACGTTATCAATGAGATACCCCGTCATTATCAGCAGGAAATAGATAATGGATTTGCTCCAGAATCCGTCTCTCAGGGCGAAGCTGTCAATGAATCTCCAATGATGCGCCTGCCATATCCAGCGGATGTAATTCAGCAATGAGCCACGCTTTTCCACGATTTTTGCATCGTACATCTTTTTCCATAAAAGGCTGCTTTGATAAATGCAGGCAGTAAAAATATCAATGACTTCTAGCAACATGAGAAGCAGGAAGATTGTGCCTAAATCCCAAAGCGTGGCCGCTACGGCAGAAGCCGCCAGCTTCTCCAACCCCTTATCTGCGACAGACTTTAATGTCTGCGATAACTCAATTTTGCTAAAAACTTCCTTCAAAATTCCCCGCACAATTAGGCCTCAGGCCAACCAATAGCCTCAACCTCGGCGTTCGTGGTTGCTTCGTTCACCCGTTCTTTCAGTCCACGATAAATCACATGCAGTTCGTTACTCCGTACCGCTGCCGCCGCAATAACGCCCCGGAGGTCGTCAGCAGTGACAACTACTACGCTGTTATCGGCGCACGTCCAGCCGATGCTTCCGTGTGTCTGATCCAGCGCAATGATAGCCGCATTGATGCGGTCAAAACTCTTTGTGTCAAAGTCAAACAGATTGTCGCCATACTGCACCGGTTCCAGTTCTTTCTCGTCCCGAATTCCTTTCAGCTCTGCGATTTTGGCAGCCTTCACATCTTCCAGGGGCGGAACGTACGGGGGCGGATTCACAAACTGGCCGTCCACGTAGATCTTCCCGGCAGCGAATTCATTGAAATAACTGTCGTCTCCCTGCAGGTAGGTTTTGCCAGGATATTCCTTTTTGGCTTTCTCCATCAATGCTTCGATGGTTTTTCCGTGAATTCCTAACAAAAATGTTGCTACTCGCTTTCCTTCGTCTAAGATAAATACATAAGTGTTTTTCATTTTTCATTTCCTTTCTTGGAGGTAATTAAATTGCGTAAACCTAATGGATTTGGAAGTATCAAAAAACTAAGTGGTAACCGGCGGAGGCCTTACGTTTATGTAATCTCCCGGCCTGACGGAAAGAGACAAGCGATTCAATATTTCACAAATCAAACCGAAGCCGAGATTTTTCAAATTGAATACGTTAAGCAACATTATCATCGCTCCCTTCCTGGTCATAAAATAACTTTTGCAGAATTGTTTTATCGCTGGCTGCCTGTCCATATCGCTGATATTGAGCCGGCGCAAAGTACCATAGACAATTACCATAATTCTTTCCGGCATTGCGCCTCTTTGCAGGAAATGCCTGTCGCAGAATTGAAGTTCATGCACTTCCAGCAGGTCATTGATGCCATGAAAAAGGAACGCCTTTCTTTCAGTTCTCTGAAGAAAGTACGTTCCATGATAAGCCTTGTATTGAATTATGGCATTGAGTATGAAGTAGTGGCGGTCAATTATGCACCGCTTTTGAAGCTGGGAAAAAATAGGCCGGTCAAACCGCATCATCCGTTCACCCGGCAAGCCATCAACCGGATATGGAGTGTGGCAGATCTGCCCGGTGCCGATGCCGTTCTGATATTGCTTTATACCGGCATGCGCTGCGGCGAATTGCTGGCTCTGGAAAAGCGAAACGTAAATCTCCGTACCCGCATATTTCGGATAACGCACAGCAAAACAGCTTCGGGGATTCGCACCATTCCCATACACAGCAGGATATTACCTTTCGTCCTCGCACGGATGCAGCTTCCCGGTAAGTGGCTTCTCTGTACGGAGAGCGGCCAGCCGTATTCTTACGCAAGCTTTTGCACCATGTGGGAAAAGGTAATGGCTGCGTGTAATGTCCGTGGCCATACGACACATGACTGCCGCCATACCGTCGCAACATTGCTGGATAACGCCGGCGCCAACGAAGCGTCTAAAAAGAGAATCCTTGGCCATGCCGGGTCCGGTGTGACAGAAGCGGTCTATACCCATAAAAATTTACTACAACTTCGGAAAACCATTCAGCTTTTAAAATGATACCAATACGCTACCAATTTTCTAAATCTATTGCGCAGATTTAGGAGTATCACAGGCTACGGATGTTACCGTTGTTCCCTGCAAAAATCTTAAAATCTGCTCATTTTTTATGTTTTGATTTTCGACAAAATCTGTTTTTTGGCATTATGACTACGTTTCAATTTTATTTAATTTTTAATAAAATTGCGTTCCCGTCTGTGCTGATCAGCAACATCCGCTCACTGTAACCAGGGGGGAAAGACAACTTCTTCTATTACAGGAGATACAGAAGAAGCACGTTCATTGGTTATTGCTCTTGATTCTCCGTCCTGTATATTGGTTGGTGGCAAAGGAACGGCTTTTACAAAAACCGCAACACCGTTTTTCTTTGCTGATTTTGTGTCAGCAATCACCGTTACAAAATTTAAAGTAATGAATTGTTATCCCAACAACTCAAATGTTTATTGGGTTGCATTTGGGCATTGATGGCCATATTACTTGCCGACCGCTATCCACTTCGCATACCGAGCGTCCTGCTGCGTATAGATGTTCACTTTCGTTGTCGTCGGGTAATAAGCGTTTACCATCTCTGTGGAGCCGCTCTGATTGCAAGATGCCACAACGCTGGGCGAGTCGACGAGAAAAGCTATTGGGAATATAACTTCGACAATATTGCTCGAGGACTTTCCTGATAATCCCCCCTGGTTACTCTATACCATAAACAACGTATCTGACTCCTATGCTTGTGTTCGAGTAGTGGTTGATTCCAATCTTTATTTTGGTAGTAGTACAGTCAAGGCCAATCGAAACCTTATAATAACCTTGTGTTGAATCAACAGCAGGGTTATCCCAAGTTGCATTCCCTTGTAAAAATTTTGACCACGATATCGGTAACGTAGCTTCTTTCACTTGGTTGTATGGACAAATTTCTTTTCCCCCCTGGTTACAATCAGAGAGGGCCAGGGGGGAAATACAACTATACTTAACTGGTCTCCTGATGGTTCAGATAAAAGCGACTGGGTTGATTTGTCAATAAGCTTTCCCGCTAATGGCAGGTTTGGATTTGCTTGTGGTTATGGAACGAGCAGCGTTGTTTTGAGTGATAACATTAGCAAAACAAAAATCAGTATAGCAACACATGGTGTTACCAATTTGTACGCTTACTTTCTCGCCATAGGTTACTAACCCCCTGGCTATGCGGGCCTGCAAGCAAGGATGTAGGTGTACATTTGATCGCCAAATGATGATTGTGAAAATCTTGCGTCTACATAGCCCTCACCGTGAACACGAAGCGAAAAACTGCTCGCGTCCGTGTATGGCGATGCCGCTCCAGAAATGCACACAGCGTTTAGTGGCAACGTAAGAACATGCCAATCGTTGTCTGTTGGTATGAGTTCATATCCCCCCTGGTTATATACCAACAGCTATCCATGCAAGATTTGCGTTTCCGCTGCCAGTTACTCTTTGAATAGTGCAATGGTCGTGCTTCCATGAAGTTGCTAGTAAGTCTCCGTTATTCGTTGCTATTGCCGGATTTCTTTCGGTTGTAAACGCTATCGGGTAGTTGAGTGTATATGGAAAAGATACCTGTGAACTTGTGCTTCCCCCCTGGCTATCGGCCAAAAGCTACATAACGGAAGGCTCTTTCAAAACTTGCGGTGCTTTCGTAGTAAGCAGAAAACGTCGATTGGTTCGTTACTGTTATTGACATAGCTTGCGCCCCGGAGCCGGCGTGCAAAGCACAGACGGTCATTGCATAAGCAGGAAATGCAACCGAATATTGAACGGGAATCATCGTATTGTTAGCTGGAATAAAACCAATTCCCCCCTGGCTAAGCTAAACAAAAAGCGATATATGATACGTTTTGGACTCCATAAGATGTTGATTGCATTCTATAATCAACAATTCCGTCATGGTACCGTATACCAAAGCCGATGTCGGATGTCCATATATTACCTAACGCACATATCGGATTTGCTGTAATTGGTAACGATAGGGCCGTCCAGTCAGTTTTATTTGTTCCAAACATTCCCCCCTGGTTCAGCAAATTACCGACAGAAAGCAATGTATGAAAATGTTTCAGGCTGATCGTAAGGGAGCTCAAAGAAAGTTGCATCCGCAATATCATCATGACAACGTAAGCCAAAAACCGCACCAGTTGTCCAACCTATGCCTATAGCGCCAAAAGGAATTGCCGCAACCGGTAATGATATGGTTGTCCACGATGTGGTTGACAATATTTGCTTTCCCCCCTGGATAATTAGCCCCCCGAACAGGGACCCGAGGCAAAGGTACCACGCATTGCTGTTCGAAAAGTTGTACCTCATGCCGGACGCATCCAGCAGTTTTTCGACCAGTTTACCGAAAACACTGCCGGTACTGCACGCAGTTACCGTACTGGCCAGCGTGCTGGAAATCAGATGGGCAATGGTGCCCTGACCGAAATCTGTAACCTGTGCATACTCTGTCTCCGGATGCAGGGTGTCGTAAGATTTGCTTGTGCCGTTCCAATGGTGAATAATGCTTTTTAAAATACTCATTGTAAAATTCCTCCTTTATTATTGTGATACTTCTAACCAAAGTGCGTCTGTGTCTGTCGGAGTGGCCGCTCCGACCACGATGTGTTCTACCGGAACCTCTATCCATACTTCCGTCCCCGGGTTCTGAATCGCTACGGCCACCGTAGGGTCTAACCGCCGTTCCAGCTTGCCGATCGCTTCGTTCAGCGTATCGGTTGTCTGTATGGCGGCTTTTTCCGATGCTTTTGCGTACCCGGTCATAGCATTGATGGTATTGCTTGCCTGCCGGGAAGTATACGGCCTAAAAGCGCCATCCCTGTATTCATATATGGGGTTGTTTGTGACTTTATAAATCGCACTCGTTGAATACGCATCGCCAAGATAGATGTATACTTTCCCATCTTCTGTCGTTGGCTCTGTCTGTGTCCACCACGGAGTACCCAAATAGAACAACCCATCGTTGCCGATAGTGCCAACAAGATATACAGGTTTGTGAGCGACAAGCGTAGTTCCGCAGTTCGTGGAATATGTCAGGGTGTGCGGTATACAGTCATACAGACAATCGTTCCGGGTCAACGCATTTGCCGCAATGGTCTCGTTGTAGTTGTATACCCATATTTTCCCTAACCGAAAACCAGATGTGTTTTTGGTTTTAGATGTACCAGTTCCACTTGTTTTCGTAAACGATTCCCAAGTACCATCTGCCTTCTGCATAATGAGGGAATAGTTCATTATCTTGTTTGTTCCTGCGGTAACACGGGTATCATTCAACTGATTGCGGTCATAGGTGTTACCGTCTGACCAATTGCCGCAATACCATGCGCCTTTCTTGGCAGAATAAGTCATCATAAAGACAGTTCCTGCGGCATAATGAGTAGTTAGCTTCGTTGAATTAAATATATAGATAGGCTTTGCCCCTGTTTTGGTTCCATCAGCCAATGTAAGATTTAGGGTATCACCAGCATTGGTGCCCGCATACGGCAGATAGTAGTTGATACATTTCCCGTCATACAACTCAGCGTCTTCTGACACACCGGTAAAAGACGGCGTTGCCTCCGTCTGCGTGCCGACGATGTATTCGATGCTCCTGGCGTTGTTCCGGCGGAACGCATACTTCAAACTGTTCCAAGCGGTTTTCCCGTCTCCAAATTTTCCGTTGCCGGTATCAGTCTCCAGTCCCAACTCCCCGGGAAGCAGTACAGGATTCTCTGCAGCCCAACCTTGAGCGGTATCGTTCCTGGTCTTCACATGTCCGGTAATTGTTTTAGTGGCCATCTATGCCACCCCCTTATGCGTTACCGCAGTCAATAATCAGCGTGTCAGTGTTATGCAGGAGAGAAGCTCCGTCCTTTAAGTCCGTGGAGTTCTTCGCCGCAAAAGCCGTATTAAACCGTGCTGCAGTGTAGTACAGGTTCGTACCCTCAGTTACATCGGATGTGGTCAGTACAACCGCACCGGTCTTACCGTTCACACTCTGTACCGCATCGGTCGGAGTCAGTAATTCCTGCCAGTTTGCCAACGTGGAAGCCGGCGAGGCCTTCAGAATGTAGGACTTGTTCTGGTCTGTCCGTACAGCCACATCGCCGACCTGCGCACTCAGTGCCAGCATAGCCGCCTGATTTGCGACAACGTGGGTTTCCGTAATGGCCAGTGCAGGAAGTACAGAAGTTGCCAGCTTGCCGTTGCTATCCAGCACAGGTACGTTACCGCTTGCAGTACCAACATCTTTGCTAGCGGCAGTACCAGCGTCAGACACCTGTTCCAACGTGATGTCCGGGATATCGCTTGCCGTCAGACTGTCTCCTTTGGTTACCACGCCCATGTTGTTGACGGTAACCTTGGCATATGTTCCTGCGGTTGCGCCGCTGGTGTTTAATTGCATTGTGCCAGCAGAGTTGATTTTCACCGTACCAGCACCGCTGGAAGTAGTCTTTACGCCACCGATGGAAGAACCACCAGTCGGCAAGGTATACACTGTAGTATCCGTACCGTCAATGGTGATATGGCCGTTAGTGCTGGAAGCCGCCACCACAGTTCCGGCGTAGGACAGCTGCGTCCATGTTTTTGCGCCATCGCCGATTTTAAATTTATTGGTATCAATTTCGATGCCCAGTTCGCCCTTGGACAGTACCGGATTTTCCGAGGTCCATTTCGCTGCGGTATCGTTCCTTAACAGAATCTTACCGGTTATTGTATGTTCAGCCATTTGCATTACCTCCGTTTATACAATTCACTTGTTCGTAATCGCTGCCTACGCAGAAGTATTTCAGGTTGTCCGCATCCCAGCGGTATGTTTTGTTCGCCGATTTATCTACATAGAAAACGCCAGTATCGCCGATGTTCGGAAACTCGTAGATGCTGTTATAGGTTTCGCAGGATACTTTCAAGCTATCCAACCATTCCTGCTCTGTACCGACAAAACCGTGCGCTACCGCTACCTCATAAGCGCTCTTTCCTTCACGCCCTCTTCCTCCTGCAATGTTGAGCTTATACTCTCCTTTACCGGAGTTAACAATCAGCTCCGTCTGCACCTTGGGCATTGTTATATTAATGTTGACTGTTTTATTCATAATGTCTCCTATGCCGTTGTAGTAACATCCGGAAGAAGCCTATACCCAAATGGTCCAATCGTAACATATCGCCCTTCAGGGTCTGTTTCATCATCCATTTTTACCTGGATATCATAGTAAAAATTACCGTACGGGAGATTCTGTGTCATGGAATGTGGGATGTGAACGTGCCTGGCGACAACTTCTGCCTGATATAGATACTCAGTATCTTCATACCGTTTCTTAACGGAAAACATCGCTTCAAATTTCTCTAAGGCTTGGCCATCAATGGTTACGTTAACATCAAAGTCCGCTGTATCACCGCGGGTATGGCTGATGTTTCCTTTTTTATCAATCTCAAACATTTAGACCTCCTGAAGCTCTACCCATAAGCCTTTATCATCCATAGAAACGGGTCGTTCGGAAGTTGGGCTGACCTGGAGCCTATTATTGAGAAGCAACTGTGCCTGCTCAAGTGTTATATATTGCAGACTGTTAATGATAGCCGTTACATTAGCTGCTGCGCCTATCGCCAATTGTACGGCCAATCGAGTCTCCTGTAGTTCAGATGTCTTATCCGGCATGTAGTCAGCATAGTTTCCAGCATTACAGTAAGCAAAAAGCTGCTCTTCTCCTCCGCTTCCAACTTTTCCATAAACGCCTAGCTCCCTGGCAAAGAAACCGGAGTCTACTGTTGTATTATCTACATTGGCAATCAGCGTAACTTTTCCTTTTTCGATCAGAGACCCATCAAAAATGCTTATGGGGCACACCAACTTTTGTGACTTTAATTGTGTAAATTCGGTCGGCACATCTGATTTTGTCAGCGTCCCGTCACCAAGCCTGATACCAGTAAAAATCAGTTGCGCTTGCGTGCTAATTGCTTCTGCCAGCATCGACTGCCCGGTAATCGTCGGGATGATACTTGTATACTTACTCATTGTACGCCTCCTATTCTAATTTTTGTGTAAGCAGAAACAGCACAGCCGATATAAACAGTGCTGCTTGCGTTCCGAATATTAAATTTGTCGGGTGGAAAAACTGAAATTTGCTTGAGCGATTGCGCCGCGGATCCCACGTAAACGGAAGCTTCGCCAGTCATGGAATGCGATATGATGCAGGTCAGGTGCGCCGGTTTATAGGTATCCACAATCTGGCGGATCTGTGTTAGGTTTATGGCCAGCTGCACATCAACCCGGCACACTCCCGGCGCCACATTTTCCACAAATTTTGCATCCCGGGCAGGTACAACAGAATTGACTAGGTCGTTCATGGTCCGCACTGTTATCGTCCCGGCGCCTCTGATTTTTGCTTTTAACTGCCCGCGGCGTTCAGCATAAGAGTCGGTCGCAGCAGGATGCAAATCAAAAACCCGCTCCCAATCGGCAAGCCCCCAGGTCGCCGTTTCAACGAAGAACTGCTTAAGGATATCAACTATCTTCAGCCGATACTGCTCATGCTCCCAGGATAACGTATCCTGCGCAGCTTTAAACGTAGGATCTTCTGCTAAAAACTTCGGGAGATACCGCAGAACATCTACGCTGTGCGTTCGTAAAAGTTCAAAAATCATGTCAGCGTCACCGTCCCCAGCACCGCTATTTCTTCGGCGGTCAGCGGGATGTTGACCGTATCGTTGTTCAGCATCAGATCCGCGTAGTCCTCTGCCCCGCCGCCATTACTGTTGAGCAGCAGGCTCCCGATTTTGGCCACGGAAACCTGCAGGTTTTCGGTGCTTTTGATGTTCTTCTTTTCAAGGTCGATAAAATAGTTTTTTACTGCGTTTTCAAAACTTTCCTGATTTACCGTCCCGGAAACCGTGGCAGATATGTTAACCTGCTTAGGCACAGCCGAAACGACCGTTAGCACCGCGCCGGTCGGCCTGACTTCTTCAATATAGTCGAAAACTTTTCTAATCAGGTCTTCAGAAGCGGGGCTGTAGTTGCTGTCCACAATGATAACCTTTACTGTGGTTGGCCCGGCCCATGTAGGAATCACCCTTGCGCCGCCTACCCCCGGAACAGCCAGCGCCCATTCCAGATAATGGTATTTGTTCCCGGAAGTTCCAGGTGTCCGGACGTGTACGAGATACCTTTCTAATAAGTTCTCATCCTTTTCCTCATCATATCCGTCATGGAACGCCTCTTCGTTTGTTACACCATTAATGCCGGGAATGCTCATCGGTATTTTGGTTATGGTACCGGCAGCAACATTTCCGGATTCCCCCGCAACAATCGCCTGCGCGTTAACCTGAGCGCTGGTTCGCACCTCTGCTGCTTCCAGCGTTTCAAAGCTTAGGCTCCCGTCGTCTGTTGAAAACACACTTCCCGCAGGGAGCGTTCCGTTTCCCGTAACCGTCAAAACCCCAATAGCATTAACTGCTTCTTTCCGGATGATTCCGGATTCAGCCGCCCGTTTTGTAAGGTATTCGCCCCAGCTTGAATCAGCAAAAGCGGCTTTGTACATCTGCTCCAATTCAATTTCGGTTTTGCCAAATTCGATGCTGTTGGAAGAAAACACATCAAACTCGAAAGTCCCTTCGATTTTAGAGGCTTCGACCTTACTGTGCTCCTGCAGCTCAGCTAAAATAGCTGTCTGCTCTCGCGCTTCATACACTTACACTCACCTCCCCGTACACGGTAGTCAGCCGTATTTCCACCGTTGCTTTCACGCCTTCCTGCTTAAAATCAAAACTGTCAACGCTAACAATATAAGGATTTACCATAAGGCACTCGATTATGATACGCTTCAGCTCGCTGATCCGTTCTTCGACGCTCATGACCAGGCCGATAAACGGTTTGACCTCTATCCCGTACTGCCAGCTGTACGCTTCATAACGATACCGTTCCGTTGCAAGAGCTTTATACACCCACACTTTGACGGCTTCTTTGCCTTCCACGATAGTGTGCCGGCCGCCGGAATCATATAAAAATTTGTTATTTTTAAAATCCCATGCGTATTCTCTGAGAACCGGTAATTCCTGTTCTTCCTGCGCATTCTGTAACAATGAATCGCTTGCACCAACAAACGGAAATGCGTCACTCATAATCTCACCACCTTGCTTTCCACAAAATACAGCTGGTCACCCTCCAACGGATACACGGAAACATAATCCCCCGGCTTAAGCGTATCTGTCAGCGTCAGGTCATTATTAATCGGGTGGTTATGCGACGCAAACGAGGCGTCTCCGCTGCCACCTGACCGGTTTGACGTCTGGCCGACATAGTGACGCACGTACCAGGGTAACAAATGCTCGTTGATGTAAATATCCTTTTTTGTCAGGATAATATTATTAAGTTTGATCTCTATTTCCGGAGGCGGGGAAAGCACGATACCCAGCTGAGGCCCCTGCGGCCGGGCGCCAGATGCTACCTTGTGCATCAGGTCTACCATCCCTGCAACACTTTGTTCTGCCGTCGGGGTCTTTTCATCAGCCATCCTTTTCCGCCTCCTCTTCCGTCATGATGTTTTCGAATTCGAGTTCCAGCTTCATCATGTGCGTTCCACCTTCAAAAGTGTGCGAATCGCTCTTTATCCAAAACTGTCCTTTGAAAAGCTGTTCCTGTACCTTAATGGAATAAGGAGCTTTTACCCGATAATCGCCCAGGCATTCCACCACGCCTGCCCTGTCCGGGCCCTTGAACATAGCTTCGATCTCCTGCTGGGCGTTGGCATTTGGGCTGGATTTATACACGTCCTGTATCATGCTATATTTTTTGATTTGGTCATCTTTGGACTGATAGCTGGTAACGTTTCCGTTCTGGTCAGTAACCATTACCTTATTGACCATATCTTCAATACTTTCACTGTAACGGCCATTCAGGACATTGTTGTGTCCGTTGGCCTCATACTTTTCAAGCAGCGTTCCCTTCTCGATAACGTCCAGCTTGTCCCCATTCATAACCGGCGCATATTTCTTTTTTGTTATCTTGGCCGCTTCCGTATACGCCATCAGGATAATCTGATATCCGGACTTCCGGACCGCAATAAAGGAGACCGGCTCCCCAGTGGCCATAATCTCGCCCGGCTTGACGCCCATTTCTGCGCACACGGCCCGGGTAATGTCCTCGGCCTTCATATCCGTAAACTTCCGGGTCGTTTTCGACTTGCTCAGGATATACAGGTTATCAAAGGCCCGGATGGTCACCTTGGATGCCTGGACGTCCTTTTCTACCCGGAAAACATTCCCCTGGAACTGCAGGTTGTTTTCCTCGTCGTAACCGTAAATCGTTTCCCCGTTGTCAATCGGGTGGTTTGGCAGGTTCGGATCCCGCTGGTCCTGGATCATGTCAAAGCTTAAACATCTGGCAGCCTGCAGCCGGGAACCTGACCATTCGATTTTAGTTACCAATCGGGTAATGTCTTCGTCTTTATGCTTAATAATCATTTGATCACCAGCCTTCGGAGCTTGCCGACATTATTTATGGCCAAGTCTTTAAGGTTGTTACTTTTAACAATCCGACGCCATTTATTACATTGGCCATACGCTTTACGGGCCGCGTCCACAATATCTGACCCAGACCGAATCTTACTCACCCCGTCCGCCCTCATAGACGGTCCCGGTCGTTTCTTCAGTCCGGTCTGTTTGTCGACCTGACGATCGTTTAACGCAGCAGGTGTGTTTAAATCTTTGTGCTCAGTAAAATCCATAGAATAATAAATATCCCGAGATCCATCCTGCTCCCACCAGTCAAAACGCATAATACCGACCATCAGGTTAACCGGCGAATCTGTAATAATAATGCGGACCGGTTTGCGCTTTTCTTTCCATTTTTTAATAGTTTCCACCATTTCAGAAGGAGAGCTGCTATCGCCAACCACAAAAGGATAATCGTGATCCGGATTGGCGAAGAATCCCTCAAAAGAAATCTTTTGCGCAGCCGGCAGCCCAAAGATCAGCGCTTCCCCTAACTGCTCCACGCTGACCACTTTATTCATCTGCCCGTCCTGCACGGAGTATTTCCGTGGAGTGACGGGCAGAATCACTTTTTCCTTTTCACTGCTGAGAATAATCTGCCGCTTTTGCCCGGTGCCGCCGAAAAACATTCCGGCAACGTTCAAAAGTGTTCCCAGCGCATTCCAAGTAGATGCCATTTTAAGCACCCCCGTAATTCATCTCTGACTGATTCATCATCTGCAGCAGCGCGTAAGCGATTTTATTGATATCCGCTTCCTCCCGAACCATAAACGTGTTTCCGGAAATATTTACGGACGGGGTGGCTTGCCGCGAGGACTGCGCCTCACGTTGAAGAATCCGTTCTGTTGTGGCCGCCGGGTATATCCTGCTGCCGCTCGGAAGATCAACCAGTTCACCGCCGTGCTCATTGATTTGCGACAAACCACCGCGGAAATTTAGCGTTCCTGTCGCATTAGCAGAAACACCGGCTCCGGAAAACGAAGGGCTTCCAACACTGCTTGCCGCTGCAGAAATTCGGGCGAAAATACCACTTAAGTCATCCGCCGCCATTGACCAGGCGTTAGCGCTTTCGTCTGCAGACCGGCGGAACTCACTTGAAATAGCAGTTCCTGCCTCTTTCGCCCCGTCAATTATCCCGTCTTTGTCTTCCCAAATTTCAGCTTCCGTCAGACCAATTTCGCTCAAGGAAAAATCCTCAAGCTCTTCCATTTCTAAGTGGTGGCGGACATCAAGGTTTACCGCTTTGTCCATAACAGCTGTACCAGCAAGATGACCTAATGCGCCGCCTACTACAGTACCGATTGGCCCGGCAATAGCGGTACCAATAGCCGCTCCGACTTCGGCGCCCGCAAGCCCGGATAACCCCGTAGCGGCAGTTTCTGCTTGTTTTTCTGGCGCCGCGTTATAGGTTTCATAGGCTGTTAAAGCTAACCCCAGCGGCAAGGCAAACTTAGAAAAAGTTTTAAACGAGCTCCATTTGGAAACAGCACCAGTAAGGCCGCCAGCATCGCCGGTCGTTGGCAAACCACCTGACCCCCCAGTAATCCCGTTTCCATTGACGATAACTGTCCCGGCCTGCACTGTCATGGAGCCTACACCGCCCCCGCCAAGGCTTCCTGTTCCGGGCAATCCACTGCCGGTTCCCCCGGCCAGATTAGCAATGCTTTTAACACCTTTGTAGATTTTATAGATTCCTCCGGCAAGAGCACCACCGGCCAAAATAGAACCAATGCCATCCAGTTCCAGGAACTTGTTTTTCAGGTCAGTAACTGTTTTTCCTACCAGATCCAGGACGGAACGAACCCCCAAACCGTGCTTGTCTACCGACTCACTAAAATGATTCACAAGGGAATTGAGCTCCTGCACAAACCCCCGCAGCCCTGAAGTTGCTTTCCCATTCATGACCTTCAGGATTAAGCCGTCCCAGGCGCTGCTTAGGTAGGTCAGGTCACCGGACAAATTATCCAGTCTGGTGTCCGCCATACGTTTAGCTGCGCCGGAAGAATTATCAATTGCATTTGCGAGTTCACCGAATTTCTTTTCGTTTCCGTTTACGATTGCCAACAAACCGCTCATGCCTTCAGTTCCGGCCAGCATAGCTGCATACTGCGTTTTCTGGTCTTCCGATAAGCCTTTGAAACTGCTCCGTAAATCGTTCAGAACGGTTCTGAGGGGCTTCATTTTCCCGGTCGTAGTATCTTTAATCTTCAGCCCCAACCTGTCCATAGCAACAGCAGCTTCTTTTGGGGGCTTAGACAACCGGGTAAACAGCGACCGTAATGACGTACCAGCCTGCTCGCCTTTTATGCCGCTGTCAGCCATAGTACCAACCGCCAGTGCAACGTCCTGGATGGAATACCCCAAGGCTCCGGCAAGCGGGGCAGCATACTTGAAGGTGTACCCCATCTTCCCGACGTTGGTATTAGATTTCGTGGCCGCAGCAGCCAGCACATCCGCAAACTGGCCTGACTTTTCCGCTTCCAGCCCAAATGCGCTCATGGAGTCTGTCACGATATCGGATACCATGGCAAGGTCTTCTCCGGATGCCGCTGCAAGGTGCATGATACCGGGCAGACCCTTAACGCTTTGGTCTGCGTTCCAGCCAGCCATCCCCATGAAATTCAATGCCTGGGCAGATTCCGTTGCCGTGAATTTGGTGGTCGCCCCCATTTCCAACGCCTTACTGCGAAGCTTTTCGAAGTCTTCCTGGGATGCGTTAGTAATAGCACGGACTCCGGACATCGCCGATTCAAAATCCATAGCACTCTTGATGCCGTTGTACAGACCGAAACCGATGCCGGCACCGCCCAGCATCTGCATACCGGCGCCCATCATCATGCCGCTGGCCATATCTTTGAGCCCGCCGCTAAACTTGTTGCCCAGGTTCTGCTTAAAATTAGCAAAAGCAGTACTTGATGTTACCCTCTTTATCTTCGCAGACACCCTGTCCAACACCGGGGATAGCTCATCCCGGCCCTTTATGGTCGTATAATAATTACTTTTGATTCCGGAAAGCGAGCGTTTCAGCCTTTCCGCTTTTGCGGCAGTCGTTTCTGCAGATCTGCCAGCTTTATCCAGTGTGGAGGAAATGCCACTGACCGCAGGGGCAGCTTTTTCTGCCGCGCTTTTTACGCCTTGAATGGCCTTTTGGGCATTTTTTGCTCTGCCAGTAAGCTGATCGCGCAACGACAGCACGGCGCTTAGTACAAAATCTGCCATATTACAGCCTCCTTCCCCCCAAAACAGTTACCAGTTTTTCTATAAACCTGTCCTGCATATGCTCCCGCCTCTCCTGCTCTTTTGCGATAGCAGCATTAGCGAACAGTCTGTCTGTCAGGGACAGGCTAAAATAGTATTCAAGCGGATGGCCCTTGAGAAGCAGATACGCTGCTGTTTCCGCTTCCCAGTCATCCGCAATCAGTTTTTTAAGTCTTCAACAATATCTACGCCATACCCGGAAGTCTTCATGATGGCCCTTGCAAGGTTTGTAATCTCCCCAGGCATAAAAATTTTCTCCACAATATCCAATGGCTCTGCACAGCCATAGGCTGCCTGAAGTTCCGGATCCTTCAGATTCGGTTCCACAACCTGCTGCAGAATAAGATAGGCGTCGCCGTCATTGTCGCGTTCAATGGATTCCAATACCATACTTTTAGTGGGCTTTTTGACAGTAACGGTACCGATGGAAGTAACAAAATCCACGGTCGCTTCTTTTTTTGCAGCAATCTCTTCCTTTTTTGCGATCAAATCTTTTACACTAATAGCCACAGTTTTCTCCTTTCAAAATAAACAGCCCCCGACAACTTGCCGAGGGCTGTTTTAAACTGATTATTCAACGGTTTCGATGAACTGAGCATCTTCCGGGGTAAACCCGAACGGGAATTCTTTTTCCACAACATTGCCCTTTTCGAAGGTCATCAGCGTCAGTTCATTGAACCAGACGTTGTCAACGCTGCAGCGTTCCTTTCCGCCGTCCACAGCGTCCGGGTCGTCGATCAGACCGACCAGCGTAGCGCGCGGATCACGTCCAGCCTTCCACTCTTCCAGATAGGCGTTAATGTTTCTGTTGATTACAGACTTGATAGTAAAGCTGCCTTCGCCCTGGAGCGATACAATTTTACTGTCAACGGAATTGCCAATCAGCACATCTTCACGGTTTGCCGTAACTTTGCATTCATACCTGGAAATTTCGAAAAGCAGCTCGCCGTCCCACCAGACTTTCCCGTGGGATCCGTTCCAACGCCGACGGCCGCGATACGTTACGTCTTCAGTTGCTCTTCCCATGTTTTTTCACTCCTTCCTTACATCATGAACAGGATCTTCAGATCTTCCATGGCGTTTACCGGTTTTACACTGCCGGCTAAAACTACATTGGTACCGGTGTTATACTGGCGGATCTCCATCGGAGTCATCTCATCCAGATTTTCACCGTGCAGCTTAGCGTAATTAGCCTGATACTGCTCATCAATATCAACCGTGTTCTTGCCATTGCGGTCCAGTACGTTTCCTTTGATTTCATCGAAGTACACAAGGATAGCCGTAATAAACAGCATCTTGTGATCATAATCGTTAATGACCTTACCAACGTAATACTTTTTAAAGGTATCACGGATATCATCGGTAATCATATCGACTGCTTCGATGATCTTGATGAACCGGAAATCTTCGCCTTTGTCAGTCGTGAAGGTCACCAGGGAATTGCACGCCCGGGCGATCTTGACGCCATCGCCGTCCTGTTCGTCAAACAGCAGCAGCTGGCCCTGATCAATCAAGGTATCAATATCTTCGTACTGCTCCACGGATTCAACCTCAGTCAGTTTGAAGTAGGTTGCAGAACGATCCAGCGCAAGGCCTGCCAGAATACCAGCGATACGGGCGGTATACTGCAACGCACTGTAAGTCGTGTAAACAGGGTTTCCTTCGCTATCCGTATCAGTCTGCACTTTAATGTTTCCGGTACAGAAATTGATAATGCCTTCATGGTCTGCAGCCTGGTTTGCTAAAACCGCCTTAAAAGTTTTACGCTTGTTATTGCGCTGGGATTTGATCCAGGATGCCAGATCCTGCTGCTCCTGTGTAGTCGCTGTCGGCGCACACAGATAATTCCACTTAATACCGGCCAGCTTTTTCAGGACATCTGCCTGCGTGGTTTCAACCGCAACTGCGTCGTCCCCTTCTCCGATCGTGCTGGAAAGCGGCAGCGTATAAACCAGGATACGCAACGGAGTACCCAGCAAACATTTTTTGATAAGGTCAACGTTTGCGTCGGTCAGTCCGGTTTCCGGAATATCCGCCACATCGTTAATCTTGTAATATTTGCTGGTATCGGTGGTTTCGTTCTTCAGGATCATCGCTACAATGCCACGGGCAGACCGTTTAATCGCGGTCGTGCCCTTGGTCTTAAAGTCGATGATGACCTGCGGCAGGCCAAAAACTTCAGCTTCATTTGCCATTCTTTTCATTCCTCCTTGTTAATGTTCAAAGTCAGCTCTTCCATGAGCTCATATTCCATCTGGTCCATTTCCGCGTCGGTAAAGGCCAGCGTGAACATGTAGTGCAAAATATCGTCGTGTACTTTGATATCCGCTTCGTCGATGGTGATGGCCCGATCCTCAATCTGCAGGACCGGACGGATCGCTTTGTCCAGAACCAGGGAATCGTCATACAGCACAATGCGATCTACCCTGCCGTGCCTGTCTTCCGGAAGGACCAGCTGGATATCAAAATCGATCGCGCGGTCGTGGTATACCCCGTCACCGTCAAACGTTTTATTCCGAAGCGGAGTCATTTCCACATAAAAATAAGGTGCATCCGACTTTTCAACATTGTCGAAATGCACCTTGTATCCCGGAAAACTTTCTTTAAGTATCGCCGTCAGCCGGGCCTTCAGGCTGCGATAAGTTATCATTTTTTCAGTAGATCCTCCAGAAAATCACCGGCATGTTCCGGTAATGACCTCTTGGCGTTTTTATAGGCATCACGCAGCATGTGCGCACCACGGACAACTTTCGTTTTTCCGTCTGCCGCCTTTACCCATTTACCGCTCCGCGTCCGGACACGGTGTCCATACTCCACATGGGCCGCATACTCTGTGTTGTTGTAGATTACGCAGGTTCCGTTTACCACACTGGTCCGCTCCCAACTTTCCTTCAGATTACCGGTATCGGTAGGCGTGTTCCCGGCAGCGTCACCTTTAAGCAGTTCCGCTTCCTGCATAACAAACTTATTCAGTTTTTGCTGCCCTTGTTTTGCAATTTCGTCCAGCTTCTTTTCCAGCTCATCAAAGCCGGTAAGCTCAAAATTACTCACGCCTCATCACCGTCCTTGCGTACGTTGATCTCCTGATGGGTCACGTACTTCATGGCCCGGGCAGCGTTCAGGACGAGCACTTCCCCGGCTTCCGTCGTTACCGTCAGGACATCCGCAGGCCGGATATCATAATCCGGATCGCAGTCCACCCGCAGCTCCGTTGTCAGCACATACGCCCGGTCGGTACGTTCGCCAGCCATCCGGTTATTGTACTGGCCAAGATGGCAGGGGACGTCCGTATAAACGTCCTGCATCTCATAACCGTCAGCGCCTTCATCGTCCGTGACCGGCATCTGTCTGGCCACCGTCATCCTGTCCCGGTACATGATCTGCAGCAGAGCCGTTTTGCATCGTAAAACTGGAATCATCGGTACTGCACCAGCTTCCGGTACAGATTGAGCTTTGGCCGGATCTTGGCCATGCAGCCCTCGTACAGCGAATCCGCGTCCGAAACTTCGGTCACCGCGAATTCAAATTCCGTGTCATTCTGCTTCAGCCGTTTCAGCGGGCCGCCGGCAGCTGTCCCAGGACCGTCAGCCCATTTGGCCAGAATTTCCGCAGCTGTAAAAGTCAGCGTCTCCGGAAAATCTTCCCGGTGGCAGTAGTCCAGCACATCATTGACGAACCGGGTGACGTACAGATGCAGTTTAGCATCGACTGCCTGATCTGGCCGGAGTACAGCAAGATGTTCCTGGATTCGGGTAATCGCCTCTTCCGGCGTTAAAAAATTCACGGCATCACCTCATTTCGGGCATTAAAAAAGCACCGTACGTTTTGTGTACGATGCTCAGTCGGCAGCTCATGCGCCAAAATATTTTTTATCAAGTTCTTTAAAAAGCTCTTTTTTTCTTTTTTCCTGCTCTGGCGTTAGCTCTGGCAATGGTTTCGAAGGATCCCAATCCTTATAAGCCGTATCGTCTTCAAAAATAATTAACTTTGACTTATCTATTTTCATCCTTCTTCACCTCGTTTCAAAAGTAATATAGCCCTTTATCTGTAAGTATTCAATTACTTGCATTGATGCCATATATTCAAAATTGCTTTCGCCACCTACATATGTGCTTTCGATGCTATTGTAAACATTTTTAATTAAATTGTCAATTTTATCAAATGCTTTAAGCTTGACTAACCGATAAATGGTTCCATTATGGCAAACGACTGTAGTCGCACATGCATATTCTCGGTTAAACAGACCTCTAATATCTCCTGTTGAAGGAGCTGAACTGTTTGGGTGATTATGGAGTAATTCAAAAAATCTTTTTCTTTCTTTCAGCTCTTGTTCCTGCTGGGAGTCAAAACCTGTTCGGAACGTGAACATACCAGAAGCCGTATCATTTTTTACCAGCAATTCTCCGGAAGAATAATCCAATGCAACTAAGTCTTCGTACTCGGTTCCATTTCTACGCCGTAGCATTATTATGGCTTCTCTATACAATGCTTCATCCGTATTTTTATACTGCGTTAACCCGTCAAACTTATCATGGTATTCTTTTTTGTTGATGGCGGAATAATTTACAGTATAATTGTTTTCTTTACCGTTATTTTTTATAATAGCAGATTCTATATATCTTGCCTCTTTCCACTCATCCACCGTCTGGATCTTTTCCACGTACACCTTCTGGAAGTCCTCGTAGCTCATCTCCGCCGGCACGTGAATGTATTTACCGTCGTCACCTTTGGCGATCCGGGTCTTTCCCTTCAGCTCTTTCCCTCCCAGGCTGCCGACGATAATGGACCGGCAGCGCGGATGAAGCGGCGGGATGTTCTCCCCAGTATCAGCGGAGTCGATCGGGTAGATCTTACCGTCGTGTTCCCGGCACATAGTAGAAGTCCGGCTGTCCAGCGTGGCCACGAAGCGGAAATAATCCATTTCGGCATCCCGGATACTGTCCAGGGCCGCCTGGTTGTGTACGTAGTTCAGCTCTGTCCGGACAAGGCGCTGGGCGTTACTCAGACCCACGCCCATTTTTTCAGCCACGCGCCGGGAGACCTTCCGGACGTCTTCGCCCCGATGCACGGAAGCGACAACTTCGTCCTGGATAACCTGCGCCAGCTGTTTCTGGTTCTTCCAGATCCGGGTGGAATAGTTTTTACCGGACCACGGGGTCCGCAGCACTGCCTCCACGGATTTACTGTCCACCTGGGAGATGGCCGGCAGCGCTTTGCCGACATGGCCGATCTCATACAGGCCGCGATAGTAATTATCCCTGTAAGCATCACCGAGGAACCCGTCCATCCGGTCACGTGTTTTCCGTCCCAGCCCGTCCAGCTCCATCAGCGTTTCACTGTACAGCTTATCAAAACGGGATATCCGGCTGCGCATGGCCAACGTGTTCAGTTCTCGCTCCAGCATCTTGTCACCAGCATCGATTTTGGCAACATACTCTTCCAGGCTCATCCGCCAGGTGCGGTATTCTTTCCCGGTCAGCAGTTTCCGGCCCTCTTCCACGGACAAATTGTTGTCTTTGGCAAAGCGGCCGTACAAAGCATCGATGTTACGCTGAATATGATCCAGCGAAGCTTCGTAGGAGGCAGCCAGTTCTTTTTCGAGGGTTTCCCGGCTTTTATTCTGCCAGGCCGCTTCTCGCTCTTCCGCGCGCTTAGCCCAGTAAGCTTCGCTGTCCATACTCAATCACCTCAGCCGATCTTGTGTTTGAACGCTACGATACGGATCTGTTTCGGTTCGTATACTCGCTGCCAGTTCTTCGCATTGGCCAGCTCTGCACGGGTCGGGGATTCCACGTTCGCCCGTACGGCATCGGTCCATTTGATTCCGCGCGGATGCAGGATGAAGCATTTGCGGTTGTACAGGTAGTCAATACCAGCGCCCTTGTTCGGGTTGCGGCTGGTCTCAGTCTGTACAAAGCCGACCGGGCTGCCGTTACCGTAAGCGATAGCGCCATTACCGAACAGGAAAGTGGTGTAAACGCCATTGGATACAGGGCAACCGTCGTCCACGATCACGCGACGGCCCTGATAGGTATCAAACTCCACAGAGTTGCTGTCGCGTTCGGTAGTAATCAGGTTCAGCTTCTTCAGGTAGCTCTTGGTTGCGGAATGCATGGCCACCGCAGTCAGCTGGCCCTGTGCGTCGCCCAGTAGCTGCAGCGCGTCAATAAACGCGGAAGCGGAAATGTTGGCCGCAGAACCAGTCTGGCTGGAGATATCCAGAATATGATCTGCCAGCGGGGTAACCGTTTCGCTTTCCTCGGTATAGCTGCCAAACACACCGGACAGCAGATTGATCAGTTCCTTCTGCATTTCGCGGGACCAGTAACCGGCCACCAGGTCACCGATTGCTTTCATGGGATCAGCACCGGCCAGGGCAGCGGACAGGTTGGTCGCGCCCCATGCGTTCTGACGCATGATGGTGGTGGATACGTCTTTGTTGGAAGTGATCTTCCGGAATTCAATATCCGTATCTTCGACAACGTTCTGGGCGTCCCCGGCCAGATCTTCGAAGAACGGCATGTTGTGGGTGCGGGCCGCTTCAGAAGCCAGACGGTCAAATTCCGGGCTGTGGGCTACGATCCCGCTTTTGAACAGTTCAGACAGTTCCATGGTCTTGTTAATCACATAAGGATTAAACAGTTCCGGAACGATAACATCAGAGATTTTAGTGATTACACTCGGCATAGTTTTTTCACTCCTTTTTCAAAATTTAAATTTTTACGCCGGCAGCAGCTGCCATTGCTCTGGCCTGCTCCGGATTGGACATGAACAGCTTGCCCTGCTCCGTCAGATTCCAGGTTTCTTTCGCAAACGGGTTCTTTGCGCCGCCGTTCTGGCCACCGTTCGGGTTATACGGATTTGGGTTCTGCTGCTTGAACAGGAAAGGTTTGTCCTTTTCCAGCGCCTTCAGCTGTTCATCAAGGCCGGTAATTTTTCCATCCGCACCGAGGATGAGCTTGGATTTATCAAACTGCTGGAGTACGATATCCACGTCCTGGGCCTTTTCTACAATGGCCAACTTAATGGCGTTATTAAACTGCAGGTCTTTCAGTTTAGCTTCAGATTCCTCTTTGGCCTTTTTATTTTCAGCCTGCAGGCTCTCAATCTGTTTCTTCAGGCCTTCCGCGTCGCCGCTGGTTTTCTTCAGCGCTTCCAACTGTTTGTCACGGTCAGCAACCGTGTTTTTCAAAGTGTTCTTTTCCTCGTTCACTTCGTTAAAACGAGATTTCGGCACGTAGGATCCGTCCAGAAAAGCCTTAAATTCTTTTTCCGCAGATTCCATGTTTTCTTTGGTGATGCCGATTTTTGTCAATAACTCCTGTAAAGTCATTTGTTTTCTCCTCTCCGGTTTTTACCGAGGTTTACCTTCCCTCGTTAAGGATTTTGATAATTATTTTGCTTTTCGCGTACGTTTTTTCGGGGGTTCAGGCTCAGGAACCTCCGGTGCTTCCGGGACTTCCGGTTCAGTTTCAGCCGGCAGATCTTCTGCAGGATCCTCCGGAACGTTTTCCGGATTTTCCGGTTCTTTCGGAGCTTTTTCCGGTTCCGGCTCCGGATACGGCTGGCCACTGTTGCAGCAATCCATTACCAGCTGCAGCACTTCATATTCCCTTTTTCCGGAAAACAGCCGCAGCGGAAATTCTTTTCCAAATTTCTCGGCGTAAATAATCAGCCAATTAAACATCAGTCTTCACCCCCTTCCCCGTCATTGTCATTATCTTTGTAAATATCCATTTTTTCGGCAGCCTTCTTAGCGTCTTCCTCAAGCTGTTTCTCTTCCACTTCCGCGTCTTCCACAAACGGATGGTTCAGCAAGATGGTCTTCCGGGAAATAATACCGGCGGATTTACTGCACATCTCCACCAGCTCGGAATCATTCTTGATGCTGGTTCGGGTCCAGGTCTGGATAATGTTGTCTGCAGATTTACCTGCAGACTGCAGAATGGCCCGGATCAGCTCATTAAAGCCCAGCTTGAATTCCGTTTCCGTATTGCCGGCTTTCAATTCCAACAAAGAATACACAAATTTCATGGCTTCGCCTGAAGTCTGATTCAGCCCTTGCTGTTCTGGATCCACACCCTGCCCCATGGTGAAGATCATCTTCCGGGTCAGCTCCAGCATCTTTTCCCTGGCTTCCACCGGGATATCAATTGTCAGCGTGGACACTCCGGATTTGTCATCCGCTCCGTTGTTATCCACGGAAATCGTTTTGTAATACTTCAGGTCTTCCAGGAATTTTTTAAGATCTGCGTCCCCGTAGTTGGTCAAGATAAAAATCACTTCCTGGATATCTTCCAGGTCGTCCATGAAGCCGCTGTAGGTTTTGTCATAGGCGTCAATCAACTGCTTGATCCGGCCAAGGTCATTGGCTGTTTTTGCATTGTTCCGGAACGGGATAAACGGTACCCGCCCAAAATCATGCCGCAGAATGTCCCCTGTCTCACTATCCGGAGCGAACATCGGGTAATAGGTCAAACCATCATCCACAGTATCCCCGGCGCGTTTCCGGAACGCCTGGCATTCTTTTTCCGTCCAGTATTCGTAGACATCAAAAGTATCACCGTTATCGTCGAATTCCTTGTACGTGCGTAACACGGCCAGCAGATCGTGATCCAGTTTCGGGGACCATACCGGGATGATTTGTGCAGACGGTACCGGCGCCCAGCGGAATTTATTGTTACCGTCTTTCCAGTAATGCGCCCAGGCAATACCGGCATTGGCCGCAGCCACGCCTAACGCATGCACGTTCTTAACGTAGTTGTCTCCCAGGGCAGAGACGATAAGGTTATTGGCGTCCTTATTCCCGACATCAAACACCGGCGGAGCCGTGAACATGTACGCCACCTTCTGGTCCACCAGCAACGGGTAAAACCCCAGGGCGATTTTGTTGTCTGCAGAACGCATGGGGTTGTCAATCGGCTTATTCGCCGACGGCTCTTCCCGGTTCTTCGGTTCCCGGTAGTGGATGTCATTATCGTTGTTGTAATAGCGTTCAGCAATCTCGGCCTGGGACACAAAATAGCCATGACCGGTAATGTATTTGCTGATCAGCTTCTTTGCTACTTCCAGTTCCATGTCATCACCTCAAAACTCTAATGCCACCCTTGCGCGTATGGATCTTCGACTCCAGCGCATAGCGCATGGCATCCATAAGGTGGTTATAATCGTCAACCGGCTCATTGATTGACTTTCCAAATTTGTCTTTTTCCCAGCAATAGCAGCTTATCTCCGTCAGGAAGTTCACGCAGCGCGGATGGATTATGATGTGATAGTCCTGGATCTTCTGTATGCCGTTTATCACACTATCTTTTCCCTTTTTGGCTGCCCGGATCCGACGGAGCCCCAGCTGCTTTAACTCATCTATACTTTTCGGTTCTGCACTATCTGCAGTTATCTGCTCTTTCATGTAACCCAGCTCCTGAATCTCTGAAAATATCCTTGCATTCGACAGGCCCTTTTTGTACAGCTCATCAAACACCCATATCGTTTTCTGGTGCTCAGATATCAGCCCACAAAACAGCGCCGTCGGGTCGTTCGTATAACCGAAGTCCAGGCCGAAAGCCGATTCCACATCCGGCATAGCGGAAATAGCCTGCCAGTCAAACAGATCCTCTTTCCAGTTTTCATAGACCAGCCCATCCACAACGCCCCATTCGCCCAGGCCGGCCACTTTATACCGGCGCGGGTTGTTCTTTTTCATGGCTTCAAACAGCCGGAAGTCGGCCTCGTCCAAAAACTCATTGCAGAGATAGTTGGTCGTCATGGCCAGTGTGTCAGGATCCGGATCATCAAAGAAACGTTTCTTTAACCAATGCCTGTCGTTCCACGGGTTGAACGTCAACGTAATCTGCTTGAACAGTCCCGGAGGCGCCTTACCACGGATAGATTCATTAACGGTGTCGAAGTCGGCCTCAGACGAAATCTCATAGGCTTCTTCGAACCACAACCAGCTGAGCACTCCTGTTTCCACAGTGATGGACGTCAGCTTTAACGGCGTGTCCAAACCACGAAAAAAGATTTTCTGACCTTTGTCCTGCCCCGGCCTGAAGTAAGTTATCTCCAGCGGGCTTTCCTTACAAGAAAAATAGGCGTCTACACCCAGACGGTGTATCGCCCATTTGAGCTGCGCATAGCAGCTGTCCTTTATCGTTCTGTATGTCTTCCGGACAACCAGCAGGTTTGCATCCGGATATTTCATCAGGTTAACAATGTACCACAGAGCCGTCGTAACACTTTTCTTTGACGAACGGCTTCCCTTTACCACCCTGTACCTTCCCCGGAACCGCCAGAACGTTCCGTAGCCCTTGCCAACGATTTCCGGTAGATATGCCGTTAATTTATCAGTCCTCAAGGTCCTCTTCACCCCCGATCACGATCGGTGTGACGTCGAGTTTGACCTTGTCCGTCAGAATGCCATACCGTTTGGCCAAAAGTTCTGCAGCCTTTAACCTGTCCTTTTCGGAAATCTGTTTGGTCATCGTCCGGGCAGAGCTGTACCCGTCTCCGGAGCCTTCCACGACGATAACTTCTTCCTGTATCTCCCCTCGCATAACTGCAGTGAGATGCTTCAGGACTTCCTCGGCCTTTGCAATACTGGAGTCTTCCAGCTCATGCATCCGCTTGTCAATCGCCGCTGCTACATTCGGGTTCTTCAAGAGCCGGTCTGCGTTCCGCGCCGCATATTTTTCACTGTACCCGGCGCGCTTTGCCGCTGCGCTGGCGTTTCCCAGCTCCACAAAGTACGTTGCAAACTTCTGCTGTTTGATAGTTAAGGCCATTGCATCTCACCACCTTTCTGCGTAATCTGGGCAACAAAAAAGCACCGACGCCCGTGTTTCGCCGATGCTTTTTCGAAGGAGAATCCAATTATGGTCCGTGTTTTTTGGTTCTTCTGTCAGTTTATATTATATCAAAGACAAGCATGACATTTAATGACATCTTTTTCGGTTTGTCCTTTTTTGTGCCCTTCTGACAGTTTATATTATATCAGAGTCAAGCATGACATTTAATGACATCTTTTCTTCCAGCGCCACTAATTTTACCAAAGCGCGTCCATGAATCCGATAAATCTGACGGATGTCATAGCTCATTTTTACAGCTATCTCCTCAAACGTTTTCCCGTTTATATAGTGATAGTTCAACACAATTCTTTCCTGATAATTATCCAGGCTGTTGATCATAAACCGAACCGTTGCCAATTCATCCTGCAGACGTTTGGTATCCGCTTTGATCAACGTTTCCAGCTGGAGGATCTGCGCAATCAATTCAGCGCGCCCAGAACCGGGGCCGCCGCCACCCGGCACCGCCTTATATACGGCCGTGATCCGCCGGGCCTGGCTCCGAAGCTGCTGTAAATGTTCCACGTTACTGTCAATCAGGTCTCTGCAATTCCGATATCTCCACAGCCGGCGCTTAACCCTTGCCGTCGGAATCTTTCGGATGTCCCGGATCAAAATCATTCGAAGCTCTGGCAAAGACATTTCAGCCAGCTGACTCATCCTTGAAAAACGCAATATCGCATCACCCCCAGAGCCTTACAAGTATGACGGGACGTAAGTCGACAATCCAAAAACTTCAATTACGGCTAACAAGTTTGCATCGATGTAAATCTGGGTTATGATTTCTTCCCTGGTTAAAGAAAACACCTCATTCCCTTTATCCTCTGCCAGATCAATGACATCGGAACTCCCGCCGCTATTGCAGCACCAGTCTGCCAAAGTCTTAACCTTAGCCACATCCCCCGTCACAGCAGAAGTCAAAAGCGCCGTCCAGGAATCAATATAACTGTTTGACTGAGGGCCGGTCTTACCGGTCACCGGATCCGGACCGAACACAAACGCTGCATAAAAGGCTTCATCAGAAACCGTCATGACCTCTTCCAGATTCGCAAAACATTCCCTGATATCGTCATAGCCGACCGGAAAATTTGTCGGGAGCTTTGCATCAAATGGGTGCTCATAAACGGTTGTGCGCCGGGAAATGTCGTTATACATGTATTTCACAACATCTTCAAGTGCGGCGCTTACTGCAGATTTGTCGCCATAATAGGCATTGACCGCACTGACTAAAGGAGTAAACAGCGCGGCCGTCCGTGCATCCTTCGCCGCAGAATAAGCCTGCAGCGACGCAATTTTTTCCAAAATCCGGTCTTTTGTGTATAACTGCATCTGATCACCTCCAGAGAAGATAACAAACGTAAATAATCACAGCCCAGCAAAAAACATCGAACAGTATCAGCAACAACAATATCTGCCGGTTATTCATAAAGCACTTCCATACCCTGCAGCTGGGCTCTGTCCTGTTCCGCCCTGCAGCCTTTGCTGTCTCCCCAACCCCTGCACATATAAACCGCGTCGCACATCAGCATCAGGTCGATGCACATCTCCAGAATCTCATCATATGTCAGATTGGCCCGGTCGGCCCAGCAGAACGCGTCCAGCGGATTAACCAGGCACCAGTCCGGATGCTCCTGCTTCAGAACGGCACAGGTCGCCTGCGCATCAAGTATGTTTTCCGCTTCATCCCCCGTGAAGGGGTGCGATACGTACACCTTTTTCATCGCAAAAACCTCTCTTTTATCTCATTTCGCTATTCTCAGACTCCTCAATTTCTCTAATAAGCTCACGCGGCTCGTCAAGAAACATTACTTCCACCTCCCACAACCGAAATGGTCTGCCTTTTCCTCTTGCTTTTGTTCCGTTTTACCATGAAACATCCAAAGCCATGCCCATGTCGGAATATAGCTGTGAACCGTGGAATGGGTTGAACCATAATTAGTTTTTGGAGCAGGATTAGGTGTTGCCGGTTTTGGTGCATGATTGATTTTCGGAGCGGGCTTAGGTATAGACACTTTAGGAACTGTACGCACCTTTGGTGTTACTCTCACGCTCGGTCTTGGCATAACTCTTGCGCCAGAAACAATCCTTGCCATCGTTGTGCCAGGAATAAACAAAACTATGAGCAGTATTGCTGTGATTAACTTTTTCATTTTCTCTCATACTCCTCGCATATTAGTTTCCGGAAAAAGATAGGCAGCTCACGGGCCGGATCCGTTACTGCTTCATCCTTTTCCTTTTTCGCAACAAAAAGACTGTTCTCGCACATCTGATACCGAGCGCAGGTGTCGTTGCTGCAGAACGTTCTATCTTGCCAACAAAGCATTATCTTCACTCTCCTATTTCGGCTCGTAACCATAGTAGACAATTAACTTGTTTATTGCTGTTTTAAGGTGATACTTAGCCAATGCGAAATGTTGTACTGCATCATACAGATCCATTGCTTTTCCGCCGCCATCATTCTTTACTTCCAGCATGCCCGTTTCTTCCAAGTCGTCAAATAAGCTTTTTAGCTTTTTAATTTTGTCTATCATTCCGTATCGCTCCCCCTTCGTACCTGCCCGCAACACGGGCACACCCAAACGCCATAACCCTGTTTATACTCCATCAGCTGGCCGCCGCACTTATGGCAGCGGACTTTTTTCGGCAGGTGCTTCCGCCTGAGCCGCCGGCTGACCTTGCTCATAAATACCCCTTTCTTTTCGTCATTATTCGTCGCTACCTTCCTTTGGCCGATACTTGTCAATCCTTGCTTTCAAACTCTGCAGGACAAACTCCTGCGCTTTATCTTTGGCCGCCAGCGCCTGGATCATATCGTCATCCCGTGTGCCCTCACACAAAAGGTGATGGACGATGACCTTCTCCTTCTGGCCCTGACGGTGTAACCGTTTATTTGCCTGCTGGTAAAGCTCCAGCGACCAGTTCAGCCCGAACCAGATAACATGGTTCCCGCCTTCCTGCAGGTTCAGCCCGTAAGCGCAGCTGGCAGGATGCGCCAACAGGATATCGATCTTGCCGGCGTTCCAGTCCGCTTCATCCGCCGGACCTTCCAGCAGCCGGACCCGGAGTTTTGTCTTGGCCAGGGCATCCCAGATCCGCGCTTTGTCGTGCTTAAAATTATAAAACACCAATGCGCTTTTCCCGTTCAGCCGCTCGACCAGCTCCATAAACGCATCCAGTTTGCAGTCATGGATCCTGTACCACTGACCGTCTTCCCCGTAGATCGCACCGTTGGACAGCTGCTGCAGTTTGTTGGACAGCGCCGCCGCGCTGGCCACGTCAATCACGGTTCCTTCTTCCAGCAGTTCCAGAACCATCTGCCGCTCCAATTCGCTATACGCAGCTGCCGCCTTCGCATCCAGCGTCACAGGAATATCGTTGTAGGTGATATCCGGAAGCTGCAGGTAATCTTCCGCTTTCATGGAAACGCAGATATCGGAGATCTTCTCCATGATGGCCTGCTCCGCTCCCGCTTTTGGGTCGTAGCTGTAAATGACATCCCGGCTGCGGCGTCCCGGATCAAAGTACCGGTTCTGGAAGTGTGTGAAATATTTTCCCAGGCGTTCGCCCTGATCCAGCAGGAACACCTGGCTCCACAGATCCGCCAGCCCGTTCGGGGAAGGCGTGCCGGTCAGCTCCACGATCCGGTTGATATGGCTCCGGATAGCCGCCAGGGCTTTGAACCGTTTCGCCTTGTGACTCTTGAAGCTGCTGGACTCATCCACGACCACCATGTCGAAAGGCCAGTCGTTCCGGAAGTATTCCACCAGCCACACCACATTTTCCCGGTTGATAATATAAATATCCGCCGGCGTGTACAGGGCCTTGATCCGCTTCTGCGTACTCCCCAGCACCGTGGAGAACCGCAGGTTTTTCACTACGTCCCACTTGGCCGCTTCCCGCTGCCATGTCGCCTCGGCCACTTTTTTCGGGGCTATTACCAAAACCTTCCGGACCTGGAACCGGCCATACTTAAGCTCATTGATGGCCGTCAGAGTGATGATCGTCTTGCCAAGTCCCATGTCCAGGAACAACCCCATCGCCGGATGCGTTATCAGCTGGTCGATACAATGCTGCTGGTACGGATGCGGCACAAACCTCATTTTCCCGCACCGCCTTCCAGCTGTTCCGTCTGCAGCCGTAACAGGAAGTTGCTTACTTCCACCATCCCGCGAAGGACATCCACCCGGCAATCCATCTTCCGGATCCGGGTGATCTGCCGCCTCTGCAGATTGGTCAGCTGACCGTCTTCCCGTTTCAGCTCCACAAAATAGATCTTCCCGCCCGGCATCAGGATGATCCGGTCCGGTACGCCGGAGTTCCCCGGGGACACAAATTTATAAGCTACGCCGCCCATCTGTTTCACTCCGGAAACCAGCAGCGCCTCCACCCGTTTTTCAGAATCGACCATAACTACCTCCGTTTTTAAAATCAAAGGCATACCGTTCAAAAGTTCATGGCATACTCAAAGCAGCGCCCACATGGACAAGTAACTCTTTCGCGTATGCCTTTGATCAATTACCCTTCTTCCACCCCCACGCCTGCTGCAACAAACTTCGCACGCGCGTATATGTTTATGCGTAATATAGCGCGTATAGGCGTGTATAGGGTATATTACTCTATAATTTATTATTATTTATAGTTATTGTTCACATGTTTACATATAAGCAGATAAGCTGTTAACTGTGCGTTTTTAGGCTATCAACATTTCCCGTAAACTTTTAAAAATCCGCAAACATTCACTTTGTTCACGCTTTTTAAGTGTTTGTTCACGCGTTTACGCTTTTTTCGGAGTTTGTTTTCGGTGTTGTTTACTTGATTTCGCCTTACCTTTAAGACAAAATCTTGAATGTTTACACACTTTGTTCACGCCTTTTCGAAGCCTCTTTGGGTACCACAATACCCGTATCGTCGTACTGATTTATTCCTTATCCAGCCTTTTGTGTTTTCAAGTATCAGGTTTATTTCCTGTGTATCCGCCCGCTTCATAAATTGCGCAGGGGAATTGAAAACTTCACACCAGATTTCTAATGCGCAGACCTTTGTCCTGGGTACCAGCTGGACGTCTCCGGCTACTTTATTGGCCCAGAAGACCCGCCGGGTCTCCAAGTCCATAGAATCATAATTAGCCGGCACAGGCTTCTCCAGAAAGCTCCGGATCATGCCTTCTTTGATGCTGGTCTCCCTATGTTTTTCCTGCTGTTCTTTTGCCCTGCTCTCCAAGTCTTCCCGGAAGTACAGCAATTCGCCCATACGCCACCGCATGACGGCCTCTGCCCATATCTGGTCAACCTCCACCGGCAAATCGTCCCAGACGCTTTTTACGGCTTTGTGGAGGCCTACATCGACGGGCCAGAACCGGCGGTTCCCTGTCATATCCCGGAGGAACTCATGCTGGTTGCTGGTGCCGATAAAGACGCATTTTCTCAAATACTTTTCCGTCCTGCGGCCGTATGGCTGCCGGAAGATATCTTCCCGCCGGGACAGGAAGTTTTTCACGGTATTGGACTCTGCCCGGGTCAGCCCGGCCAGCTCTCCCAGCTCGTTGATCCAGCGCCCCTGGATCATCTCCATGGCTTCCTTGCCTTCGAAATTCTGCAGGGAGTCGCTGTACCATTCCTGCCCTACCGTGGCCACAAACGTCGTCTTCCCGATACCCTGCGGCCCGATCAGGACGGGCACATAGTCAAATTTGGTCCCGGGGTTCATGGCCCGGGCCACCGCTGCGGCGAAGAACTTCCGGGATACTGCTTTGGAATAGTCGCTGTCCTCTGCCCCCAGATAGTCGATAAGGAGCATATCCAGCCGCTTCACGCCGTCCCATTCCAGTTTTTCCAGATATTCCTGCACGGTGTTGAACTTGTTCCGTTCGCTGACCAGCAGCAGCGCCGCTTCAATCTTGTCACGCCCGGTCACTCCGAACCGGTTCTCCAGGTACCAGCTGACGCCGGCATCGTCCAGATCTGTCCACAGCCGCGGTTTCGCTTCGTTGTTCCAGGGAAGCGCGCCCATGGCCATGCCACGCACCGCAAAATCATCCCTTGCAATTTTCCCTTTTACCGCGGGGTCGAACAGCAGGATCCGGACGATATTGTCCACCGTCTTTTTGACGCGGCCGTTGTCGTCATACTGCAGCTGCGCTTCCTGCAGCCAGTCCACATTCGCTTCCCCTTCTGCAGGTTTCACGCCCGGCGTCTCTTCCGCTTTCTGGAACACGTCAGACGCTTTGGCTGCGGCGGTCTTGTTCAGCTCTTCCGCGACCTTTGCGTCGGCCAGCGCGGCCTTCTTCATGGCCAGATACGACGGCATCTTGCTGCCGGGCGTCCCGTCCTTGGCCACCGCATCCAATTCCCCGTACAGGTGGCGGCGCACCAAGTCGAAGGCATTGACCAGCTCGCCGCTGCAGGGATCCGTCGCGTGGTGGCTGTAAAGAAACTTATTGTCGTCATACAGTACGGCGCCGGCGACGGTGGATCCGCCGGTATAGGTCAGGCGGTCATCGTGTTCCGTAGGAACGTAGGCGTTCGGGATGTAAGCCGCAATGGCCGAAACGATATCATACGTTCTGCAGAACGCGCCCACAACACCTTCCTTGGTCGTCGGGTCCTGCTGCCTGGCCAACAGCGTTTTAACCTTGTTCACTTCGCCCGGCACCTGCGGCCACGCTTTTGTATCGTGCCAGTCTTCGTACTGCTGCAGGATCCCGTCCGCACTGACCATGGGCGCGTCCTCAAAGTCAAACACGTACGGGCTGTCCTTGCTGCAGCCGGGCCAGTACATCAGGCGGGAAGCTTCGAAGGTCGTCGGGTCGCACATCTCGATCCCGACAGCGCTGGCCAGCTTCCTTGCGATCGGCTCATACTCATCCGCTGTTACCGTGCGGTCCAACAGGATGCAGATACGCAGGCGAGGCTTCCAGGTCGCATGGCTCCGGGTGGAGTATGCCGCAAAGGCGGCGCCCAGGCTCCGGATCCGGCGAAGGACGTTCTCTGTTTCACCGGCCGCGATATTATCCATATCCAGCGTCACGACATCCCTGCCGGTCACCGCATTGGCTTTCCGCTGCGGGCCGGATAAGCTTCCGCCTACAAAACCGCCGATATCCTTCAGGGTTCCCTGCTGCCCCTTCGGCAGCTTGAAATATTCTTCCAGTGTCTCTGCGGTCCGTTGCGGTACCCGGAGCTTTTCCACCAGCTCTGACCACATCAGTTCCGTCCGCTGCCAATTCTTGGACGTCCGGCTGTTCCCGCAGGAGATCACGATCTTTCTGTCGTTATTCATAAAATCAGTCCTTCATGTAGTATTTACTGATAAAGCCGGCGGCGTTCAGCAGCAGCCCCGGCGCCCAGGAAATCGGTTTGCACATTTCCCTGATGGCCACGTCCAAAGCATCGGTCATGCTCTCCGGCACTTCCGAAACAATCTCGTCGTGGATGTGCATCAGCGGCACGAAAAAGTTACCGAATCTCCATTTAAAGAAGGTACCGCCGTCCCATACCAGATTCCGCAGAGCGACGGCCAGGCAGTCTCTGGCCACGGCCTGGGTGATGTTCTCCACAAGCTTTCCGCCATATGTGCTCGTATTGGTCCATTTGGATCCGACCAACGTCCGGAAATGCAGAGCGTTCTTCCCCAGCTGGTTCTGCTTCAGGTATGGCCCCGGGTAAAAAATCTTGCGGCCGCTGGGCAGCTTGATCGTTAAGAAGTCCAATCCGGAAGAGCTCATCTCGCGGGCAAAGGTGATTCCTTTATTAATGGTGACCGGCTGCGCATCTGTCATGACGGACAGCGCCGCCCGTTCACAGTCATACCAGAACTTCACGATATGCGGGCTGGCCGCCCGCCATTTCTGGACGATATCCGGAAGCTCGTCTTTCGTCAGCCCCTGTTCCAGGGCACCCATGGCGATCAGTGCGTTGGCCCCGCCCTGATACCCCAAAGCCAATTCGGCTACCTTGCCTTTTTGGCGCAAGTGGCCATTGACCCCGTGCTTTTCAACGGGGACGCCGAACATACTGGAAGCCGAGGCGCAGTAGATATCCCCGCCTTCCGCAAAAACCTTCTGGCGCCACTGTTCGTCAGCAAGCCACGCGATGACGCGTGCTTCAATCGCGGAAAAGTCAGCCACGCAAAGCGTTTTCCCTTCCGGCGCGATGAACGCCGTCCGGATCAGCTGGGATAAAGTATCTGCAGTATCCCCGAAAAGCAGCGCAAGACCTTGCCCGTTATGCTTCTTCACAAGCTCCCTGGCCAGGTCTAAGTTTTCAATATAATTTCTCGGCAGGTTCTGTACCTGCACCAGTCTTCCGGCCCATCGTCCTGTCCGTGCGCCGTAATACTGCAGCAGTCCCCGGACACGGCCGTCTTCACAGACTGCAGTCTCCATGGCGGTGTACTTGGAGATGCTGCTTTTAGCCAATTTCTTCCGGATGGCCAGCAGCTCCTTCACATCCGGGTTGTCCGGATCCGCTGCGGCTACCGTTGCTTTTGTCAGATCCGGCAGCGGTTTTTCAGAATTATCGTTGATCCAGTCCAGCAGCTGCTGCCGGCTGTTCGGATTCTGCAGACCGGTGATCTCAATGGCCCGGCCGATCAGCTGCTGTTTTTCTTCCGCGTCGATCGCCAGGGCTCCGGTAATCAGTTTCTGGTCCAGCTGGATCCCCGTCGAGTTTATTATGTAATCAAGCACCCAGTCTTCCTGTACCGTATCGGGTACGGGAAAATCGGAAAGCTTTTTGTAAATTTCCATTTCAGTGACGACGTCCTGTTTGCAGTACGTCTTAAACAGTTCCCATTTTTCCGGATCATGCTCCGGAAGATTCCGTGCCCGGCCGCCGTTGCTTTTTGTCGGCTTACACGGTTTGCAAAAATAATTGATCAGCGCTTTGCCAACGCTCATTTTTTTCTTGTCTTCCGCCAGCCCCAGCGCATCACCCACTCTGGCCAAACCTGCAGGATAGCCCAGGTACATTCCATGCATCATAGTGCACCGCCATTGTTCCGGCTGCAGGATCACCCCGCCCGGCTTTTTTGCTTTCTGCGCTTCGGTGATACAGGTGATCTCAAACGCTGCGTTGTAGGCGTGTTTCTGTACGTCGGAAGCACCGAGTGCGGCGGCTATGGCCAGCGGCAATTTTTCGCCCTGAGTGAAATCAACGATGTGCACGGGCCCAAAATCTACGGAATACGCAAACAAAAGAATTTCAAAATTCGGGGACCGGCTGTATTTATACAAACCGGCTTTCCCGATATCAATGTCAGAATACGTTTCAATATCGATACTGAGATGTTGTGTCATGGTGTTTCTCCCCTTCAAAAGGGAGCGCGGCAGGACGCCGCGCCCTTATTGGTTACATCGGCTGTCCGGTAAGCGGGTTGATGTTCTGCATCGGTGCAACTGCGCCGCCAAAAACAGATGCTGCAGAAGGAGCGCCGCCGCTGAGGCGTTCTCCATCAGCAACTTTCTGCACCGGGCCTAAGCCGCAGCCGATACCTTTTTTGCCCTGGTACGCATACGGGAAAAACTGTACGAACACATTTGCGATGATCCCGGAGTAGATCTGTGTCTGATCCAGAATCTTGTTGTTGTTACGGTCCACCACTTCCACAGGTGATTCTTGGTTGCTGGATGCAGTGAACACCCACATGCCTTGGCATTCCGGACCGAATGCGGTCCCGTCCTGCTTCACGCCGTCACCGTCATGGATAGGATCCGGAACGATCGGCGGAACAACGCCGTTCCATCTTCCAGAGGCTCCCAGCTGCTTGGCCGCAGCGATGGCCGCGTCGATCTTTGCTTTGCCGGCAATATCGGTTTTCGGCAGCAAAATCGTGCAGGAATATTTCGGTTCCATAGCCGGATCCTTGGCATAGGGTTTCATAATATGAACATAAGACAGACGGACGTTCATCAATACTACTTCTGTAGGTTTCGGGTTATACATGATAATTTTTCCTCCTTAAACATTTTCAAAAATATCTGCCGCTTTTGGCTTGCCGGTAATGGCCGGCCGCTTGTCTGACGCTTTGGCCAGCGCCGGCTTACCGGGCTTTTTAACGATGTAATCTTTCAGCAGCTCATTGAACTGCTTGGCGCCGACTACTTTTTCCGCCTGCGCCAGCGTAAGCGGAACCTTGTTGTACAGCATCGCTTCTTCTGTACCGTTTTCCATCAGCACTTTAAAAGCTTCGTCCAGATTGGTGAACTCACGGGATCCCCTTCCCTCGACTGCTTTATATCCGGGGATCTCAATATCATCCAGGCAACACTTCAGCGCATATTCTTTCAGGTCTTTGGCCCAAGTCTCCAGCTCGGCAGCGATCGGCAGCAGCCGGGAGATATCGGCCGGTACCAGCAGCCTCGGATCCGGATTTGCGTCCTTCTCCACTTTGACCTCTGCGTAATGTTCGGCCCGTGCTTTACACTGCAGTTTGGCCTTACAGAACCGGCAGTGGGTTCCGGGGTAGAACAAACCTTTTCCGGAAATCGCCATCTGGGCAGCCGGCCGGACTTCGTCCTCGCCCCAGGCTTTTAACTCTTCCGAAGTGATCTCCCAGGTACTGATGTTGTTCAGCCGGGGCTGTACGATCGCCATCTGCACGGTTTGGAACCGGTACAACAGCTGATACTTGTCCAAGGCCCCCAGCGCATACAGCATCATCTGCGGGTTCTCTTCTGCAGATACAGGAACGCCTTTACCGTATTTGAAATCAATAACGTACAAAGTTTCCCCTGCCAGAATCAGGCAGTCTGCAGTACCGAAACAGGCCGGTGCGTATTTTTCCAGATCCACTCTTTCTTCAATCCGGACGGCCGGAGCAACCGGCTGCTGCAGATAGATCTGTTTGATGAAGTCCAGATACGTTTCGGTGTGGCCATCCATCTCCGGCTGCCAGAGCGGATCCTTTTTCAGCTTGTTGTACCGGGTGTTGTACGTCCGCTGGCTCATCGGCTCCGTGTACTTACGCAGTTTTAATTCCGCTACCGAGTGGGCCAGCGTTCCTTCTGCGGCGTATTCGGATTCTGAATCCGGAAAATTTTGTTCCAGCAGCGGGGCGGCTGTGCAGTACAGCCACCTATGCGCTGCAGACGGGCTTAACAATGCGTGTGCTGTCATAATTTAGCCCCCAGTGCCCGAAGGTCTACAACCAGTTCACCGTACCGTGCCGGTGGGATGTTCATCAGCGACTGTACGTTGTACTTAGGCAGCAGCGCCATCAGAGCCTGCTGGGATGCACCGTTGTCAATTAACGGCGCGCAGGCCGCCTGGATCTCTGCCCAGGTGTAATTCTTTGCCGGCGCAGTCGGTACCGGCGGGGGGACCGGCGCCGCAGGAGCTGCTGCGGGCATGAGAGGGGCGTGGGGTACCGC